CCGCATATGGGCCATAAAGCCGCATGGACTACTGCCAGTGAAAGTCCTATTTGGTACGTTGGTACTAATCAAAGTACTGTTGGTCCTAAAGATCCGCTACCTTTTGATATTAAAGTAGAAGCAATGAAAACTATAATGCCAGAAATTGAAGGGCATTTGGTTGCAGAACAAAGTTGGTGGACATTGGCCACTATGGTGTATAAAAAGCACGGCGAAGTTGTATTGTATGTTGTAACTGACGAAAACGATTCTAAGATTTTTGTTCCAGGATTACAAAAATCAAATGGCGTCGAAGGTCCTCATGGTTATTACAAATTTGCAGATATTGTTTGGCGTAAAGCAAAGAGAATCTCTAGCGCAACTGATCTAAGAGCCGCAGTCGAAGCTGGCGATAGAAAAGCATTTGCGGCTGCCGCTGGTGTTCCAGCAGATACACTAGTCGGTGGTAAACCTTTCTTTGATGTAGTAGCAGAATACTTGTTACCATACGCACAGAAAGCCAAAGAAAAAGAAGCGGCAAAACTAGCTAAGAAAAAAGTTAAAGAGCCAGTTGAAGATATCGACGAAGCAGGATTTTTAAGTTTTCTTAAAGGTGAGCCACCAAAAAAGAAATGGGATCCATCACAATCAAGAATTATCAGCAATAGGAAAGACGACGATGCTTGGGTTAAACTTTTACTAGATAAGAGAAGAAGAGGCATTGAACTGACCGATCGCGAGTGGCATGCATTAGAGCAGTGGAAATTAAAGAAAGCTATGGACGCAGGAAAATAATATGAAAGCACATGAAATTACAGTAATCGAAGGCAAAAAGAATCGCCGAGATAAAAAACATTCTATTAAACCTAGAAACCCGGTCGCTCATGCCGCGCAATCTGTTGCCAAAGGTAGTGGATCTCATACTAATAAAAAGAAAGCTGACCCTAAACATAAAAGGGACGCAATGCATGCCGAGGCAAGTTCTTATCCGTTTGCTGGTGCTAAAGTAGGACAGAAGTCCGGAAAAGCCGGTCAATGGCGCAACGATGGCCCTAGTAAGAATCGTCCAGCAAGAGCAGGCGACCTAGTAGGCGGTGAAAGCATTGCCAATGAAGTGGCTCCAAAAGGTTGGGAAGGTACTGTAAAGGCTATGAAGAAGCATGACGAAATCGATAATCCGTATGCGTTAGCGTGGTCAATGAAAAACAAAGGTTATAAGAGTCATAAGAAAGATGAAGGTGCAGAGTTTGGTGCATACTACGCCGAAGAGCTAGCACAAAAAGTATTTGATGAAAATCCTGACTTGCCGATTGACGGTCGCGCTGACGAATTCTTTAATGCGGCTTGGCCTTTTATGGTCGCTGACTTAGGCAAGAAACGTGCTAGTTATGAATTTATCTATGACGAAGATTTTCCAAGAGATGCTGTAAGTGCTTACCGCCACCTGCAAAAACAAAAAACTGCAGAAGGTATTGACGAGGGCGGATTTAAAAATTATTACGACAGTGATGGCAATGATCTTCGCGGTGGAAATGATGAAGCTAACTTATGGTACAAATATGATCCTGCAGATGGCAGACTTAAACAACGAATGATTGCCGGACATGAAGAACGTCAGGCAAAAGCCGACGGCTATCGAGATGGAATGGAGAATGCTCTTAGAGTACATAATATCATTCGTAGCAAATTTGATCCTAAGAAATGGGTACAGAAACAAGGTACTAAATGGGTTCAAGTTTTTCCATTTGGAAAGTAAATGAAACAATACAGGATCACTACTGATAACCTAAATCAAGATAGCAATGAAGATTGCCAGCTTGACCCTAGCGATCCTATTCACGAATTAAAATCGTTACAATACCTAGCAGGACTAGGACATCCTGCAAAATTGCAAGAATACAAAGGTATGGAAGGTAGTAACATAAGTACTACTGGAAACACCAAAGGCGAGTTGATGAATAAACATAATATTCAGCCCGGAACACCAGAATGGTTTAAACTTTGGTTTAGTTTACCTTATATGACTGGCGAAAAGCCTGTGGGAGATGACGAATGGTCGAGATAACTGAAACAGCAAAAAACAAAATCATAGATTTATTAGCCGAAGAAAATAATCCTAACCTTGCATTACGTACTTTTGTACAAGGAGGCGGATGTAGCGGTTTCAGTTATGGTTTTACATTTGACGAAGAAAAAAACGAAGACGACTTTGAATTTGCGCTAGACGAAAGATTTAAAGTCCTTGTTGATTCAATGAGTATGCAATATCTACAAGGTGCAACCATTGATTACAAAGATGAATTGATGGGCAGTAGTTTTACTATTAAAAACCCTAATGCAACAACAACATGTGGATGTGGGAGTTCCTTTTCAGTATGAACCCCGATCAATATCCAGTATACCCAGAGGATGATGGCACCGATGCTAAAAGAAACCCTTACAGCCCTGTGTAAACAACTTTATGAAGGTCTTGCCCGCTTTGGATGTGGGTTAGGAGGAATACCGTATGAGAGCGAGTGAATTTATTACCGAAGCTGTTAAACAGCGTTTAGATCCCAAATGCTGGAAAGGCAAGCACAAAGAAGGCACCAAGATCAAAGGTGGTGTTAGAGTCAATAACTGTGTGCCTAACGAAAGTGTTGAAGAAGCAGGTAGTCCGGCGCAACAGGCCGCTATTGCTATCAATATGAAGAAGCACCACAAGAAGCCTAAGAATGAAAGCCTAGATGCAGATCAACTATTTGATATTATCGAAGATATGGTAGAAAGTCTTGCAGAAGCTCACGGTGTTGATAGTGAAGTTATCTGGGAAGACTTTGAAACTGTAGACGACTTAGAACTATTAGATGAATCTGCCGCATGGCATCGTAAGGCTGGTAAAAATAAGAATGGTGGTCTAAACAAGAAAGGTGTTGCTAGTTATCGTAGAGAGCATCCTGGTAGTCACTTACAAACTGCTGTAACTACAAAACCTAGCAAACTTAAAAAAGGCAGTAAGGCGGCTAAACGCCGTAAATCATTCTGTGCTAGAATGGGCGGTATGAAAGGCCCGATGAAAAAGCCTAACGGTAAACCAACACGTAAAGCACTGGCTCTACGTAAGTGGAACTGCTAATGAGAATTCATGAAGTTATTCTAGAAAACTTTGCTGATGGCAAGAAGCCTGGTCGCAAGGGATTGGCTAAACGTAGCGGAGTCAATACAAAGGCCAGTGTAAGCAGTTTACGTAAAACTGCTAAACATAGCACCGGCGAAAAAGCTCGTATGGCACACTGGTTAGCTAATATGAAAGCTGGTCGTGCCAAACACGAGTCCGAAGGCGATCCAGAAGGATTGCCACACATAACTAAAGAATTACTAACACATATTGTACAACAAGTTGGCACCGAAGGCGCACACGCTATTATTAAAAGTTTAGAATGGGGTGACGGTGCCGCTAAAGAATTTCTTCATTTGATTGTGAGAGATTTAGAACAAGATATTGCTAATAACGATATTGAAGAGGGCTGGAAAGATATCGCTGCCGCTGGCGCACTTGCTACTGGACTAGCGTTTGGTCATGCAGGTGATGCCGAAGCAAAAAACAAACATCAAGAAAAGCCAGTAGCGGTACAACAAGTTAAACAACAAACACCACATCAGGCAAAAGCGCCAGTGGCGGCTCCTGTTAAAAAAGTTAGTCCAGCTGAAGCAGAATCAACACTAAAAAATGTAGCAATGAAATCAGGACTCAAAGGAACTGAACTTGCACAATTTATGGCACAATGTCAACACGAAACATTAAACTTTACCAAGATGAAAGAAATTGGTGGTAGTTTAGACTTCAAAAAATACGACCCAAAACATGCTCCTAAAAAAGCAAAAGCCTTAGGTAACACAAAAGCAGGCGATGGATCTAGATACGCAGGGCGTGGGTTTATACAACTTACCGGGCGTGACAACTACAAACGAGCGGGCGAAGCATTAGGACTTCCTTTAGAACAACATCCAGAAATGGTTGAAAATCCAATGACTGCTGCCAAGGTAGCAGTATGGTTTTGGAAGAATAGAGTCCAGGCAAAAGTTGATTATTTTAACGATACTACAGCCGTAACTAAGGTAATAAACCCTGGGTTACGTGGGCTTGATAGCAGACAAAGTGCGTTTAAAGATTACAAGATACAATTAGCCCAAAGATAAATACAGTATGAAAATTGCAGAAATAGTAACAGAATCAGCATCAGGTGGCGCTACAGGAGCAGGTAGTATTGCTTCTATGCCTATGGGCGGTGGGGGTTCTAAAGTAGGAACATTATTTGGTGGAACTTACAAACAGCCATCAACTAAAAAGAAGTCTAAGAAGCCTACTGAATCTATTATCAAAAGATAAATATAATATGAACCTTAAAAGTCAAGGAAACTAACATGGATTTCAAATCACTCGTTGCTAAAATTAGCACATTAAATGACCCTGTAGAGCACGTTGCCGCTCCAGAATTGCCAAAGTCTGTGCAATTAGATGAAAGCGCACAAATGCGTGTACTAGCAGGACAATCAACTATTCTTGCAGAATCTGCAAAGATGAAAGAAGCCTTTGACAAAGACGCTAAGGTCGGCGATACAAAGAAAACATCAACTGGCGGAACTGTAACTAAAACCAAAACCGGTGTAGTTCATAAAGCTGGTAACAACTACAGTGGTAAAGCCGCTGAGAAAGAATCTAAAAAGAAAGACGAGTCAATCGAAGAAGCTAGCGATGCTAAAAAAGCGGCTCAAGAAAAATTCAAGGCAATGATTGCTAAGAAGAAAGGCGATAAGAAAGAAGTTAAAGAAGGTGCAAAGCCAGACTTCTTAGATATGGACAAAGACGGCAACAAGAAAGAGCCAATGAAGAAGGCAGTTGCTGATAAAAAGAAAAAGAAAGTTGACGAAGTTAGCGATGCAACTAAATCATCATATGTGAAGAAAGCATCAGCAGACGTTGGTAAAATGGCTACTGGTGATAAAGACGGTGGCAAGATGATGAACCGTATGAAGGGCATCGAAAAAGCACAGAAAAAACCAGTTAAAGAATCCGTAGAGCGTAAGTTGACATTCAAAGAAATGATCAAGTTGGTTCAGGAAAGCGGTGGACAACAACAAATTGATCCAGTAGACACAGCGTTGTTTGCATGGGCTCAACGTGTTGCTCAAGCTAAGTTTAACGAGTCAACCAAAGCAGAAGTATACGCAGGTCTAGTATACGAGCGCATGGGTGGTGTTTTTGAAATGTACGATGTACTAGCAGAAACAAAGTAATTTAACCAATTACACTCAAAAGCCGGCAATTTAGTTGACCGGCTTTTTCTTTGACTATATAATAGATCTATAGGAGAACAATTATGTCAACAAGAATGTACGGCCCTGAAGAAAAAGCAAAACTAGAACGTCTTATCAACGAAGGCGGCAATGTATTGCGTGAAGTTGAAGATCTTAAAGAAGGTCTTAAAGAAACAGTTAAAGCAGTAGCCGAAGAACTCCAAATTAAACCTAGCATTATCAATAAAGCAATTGCAATCGCACATAAAGACAATTGGAAAGATCACGAACAAGAATGGAATGATATTGAAATGATTCTTGGCGTAACCAAACGTCTACCAGAATGATTGACACAATTTTTAAACCTACAATAGAATGGATACGTGATGATTGGCAAAGCGACAAGTTTCGATTTTGTGTCGAACTACTTGCATGGGCTATCAGTATCGGTAACAGCATCACTATGGCGCTTACTGTACCTAATCCGCCTTTGCTTACTTTGTATCCTATTTGGATCTGCGGTTGTGCTATGTACGCTTGGGCCGCTTATACTAGGAAATCATTTGGCATGTTGGCTAACTACATCTTGTTAGTCAGTATTGACAGTCTTGGCCTGGTTAGGATGATAATTACTTAAATATAAGTTAGAAGGTAGGCGTGGCCACAATCCGCAAGTTTGGTATTTGCAAGCCGTAAATTGCATAGGAGAACAATTTGAGTTACGTAGACGCTTTCTATGATAGAGAGCAGGATATGATCAATGTCGTTGAGCGTGATGCTCAAGGCAATAGACATTATAAAGAATATCCAGCTCGTCATATCTTTTATTATCAAGACCCTAAAGGTAAATTCCTTTCAATCAAGGGCGAACCCCTTAGTCGTGTTACAAGCAAGAATGTTAAAGAACATCGCAAAGAACTTGCTATTCATTCCAATCGTAAACTTTACGAAAGCGACATCAATCCAATTTATCGTTGTTTAGAGGATAATTATCTCAATGCAGATGCACCAAAGCTAAACGTAGCATGGTTTGACATTGAGGTAGACTTCGATCCAGAACGTGGCTACGCATCACCCGAAGATGCATTCATGCCAATTACCGCGATTGCTGTCTACCTACAGTGGATGGAAACTATGGTATGTTTGGCTATCCCGCCTAAAAAAATGTCAATGGAAGAAGCAACTAAACAAGTTGCAGAATTTCCAAACACGATGCTATTCGAATCCGAAGGCGAGATGCTAGATACATTCTTAAATCTTATTGAAGATGCAGATGTGCTAAGTGGTTGGAACTCAGAAGGCTTTGATATTCCGTATACAGTCAATCGTGTTACTAAGGTTCTAAGTAAAGAAGACACTCGTAGATTCTGCTTATGGAATCAATTTCCTAAGAAGCGTGAATACGAGAAGTACGGCAAGACTGCTATCACTTACGACTTTGTAGGTCGTGTGCATATGGATAGTTTGGAGCTGTATCGAAAGTATACCTATGAAGAACGCCATACATATCGACTAGATGCTATCGGCGAAATGGAAATTGGTGAGAACAAAACAGTTTACGAAGGCACACTTGATCAGTTATACAACAATGACTTCCGCAAGTTTATTGAATACAACAGGCAAGACTGTATGTTGTTGGAAAAACTTGATAAGAAGTTAAAGTTCTTGGATCTTGCTAACACACTAGCACATGAATGTACTGTATTGCTACAAACTACAATGGGTGCTGTTGCTGTAACTGAACAGGCAATTATCAACGAAGCTCACAAGCGTGGAATGATTGTTCCAAACCGTATTTCTCGTGAAGCAGGGGTTGATACTGCGGCAGCTGGTGCGTATGTTGCGTTTCCTAAGAAAGGAATTCACGAGTGGATTGGTTCGTTAGACATCAACTCACTGTATCCGTCTGCTATTCGTGCCCTGAACATGGGCCCAGAAACTATTGTTGGTCAGTTACGTCAAGACGGAACAAAGGCATTTATTGAAGCAGAAATGGCTAAAGGTCGTAGCTTTGCTGGTGCATGGGGAGGTATCTTTGGTTCTTTAGAGTATACCGCTGTTA